TTTTCAAATTGTTTATCATAATCAATATAATCATGAAGCCCGAACTCTTCGGGTAAACCTTCCATCATGGCTATGACACCATCTCTAATAGGATTAGGTTGTTTCAAATAAACAAATTTAATCTTTTCCCCTTCTTGAATAAGAGGATACTTATTTTGCAATTCATTTTGTTTCAAAAAATGATTATACAAGCGTGTTGCTTTTACATGAACAGGTGTTCCTTTAGCATACAAATTTGTACCACCATTATATTTTTCAATCCCTTTAACAGATCTAGGGAACGCAATATTTTCAATAGGTTCTTTTTCAAACTGTTTTCTAAAATCTGCAATAAACTTTTGTATAGCTTCTTCATCGTGATTAATAATAATATCAAAAGATTTTTTTAATTTATCTCTACAAGATGTTGGTGTTGATGATTTAACGGATTCAATACCCATAACCTTGATTCGTGGATTTGCATACCTAACTCCTTCATTATCATGAACATTAAGAATATAATGTTTCTTTCCTGTCCAAATACCTTTATCAGCAATACACTCTCTTTTCATAAACATCTTCTGATCATAAGCATTCATATAATTTGCTAGATCTGAATATCCGCTATCAATTACTCCTTGAAGTTTTTCCTCACATACTTTATCTAGAAAATTTATTACTTTAGTTGTGTCTGGATTTTCAGGAAATACTTTTTTTACTAAACTTTCTAAAGTAATATAAAGGGAATCAGTATCCGATGCAAGAACATAATCAACCTCTTCTGTTTCCATAACTTGATTAAGATAATTATTGACCACTGTTTCTGCCCAACGAATACTGAGCTGTCCTCCCAATGTAATAGCTTCAGATATTCTTAAATCAAAAAATCTAAAATACGGATTTCCAAAAGCGCCATAAACACTATTAAGCATTAATTTCATAGCGGTTTGTTTATTACCAAATGAATCTGCTTCTTTTTTTAATTTTTCTATCTCAACCGGATCAGTTTCTTTTTCTAATTTTTTCTTAGCTGCGATTTCCTTCTTTTTAAAGATAACTCTATTATTATATTTTTCCTGCATTATCCTTGGTAAAAATCCTTGTATATCTTTTTTGAATCCTTGTCCGTTAGGAGCAATAATAATACCTTTATCATAATATTTGTCTAAATCAACTTGCTTATTTAATAAAGAATCAACCCGACACGGCTCTGTAATACCTGTTAAAATAGTATCAGGACTAACATTGTATTGCATGATTAAATGAGGGTATAGACTATTTAAATCAAAGCTGACAACCCAATTATGTAATCCCGCTTGTACTTCTTTTACATATGCTCCAACATATGCCGCATTTTTTATATGATCTTTCTTGGGTGGAACTATTATATTTCTATTCATTAAATCATTCGCGAGAATAACCTCCCACATCATTACCATTCCAAATGTGTCTTGAAAATTTACTTTAGCCTCATAAGCTAATGCAACCACCATTTCTATCAATTTTTTCTTTTCTTCCAATCGTTCTACAAGCTGAGCATCTTTAATATTATAATCAATAAACAATTGATAATTCTCTCTGTACAATGTATAAAGATTTCCATACTCTTTAAAAGATAATTTCTTTTCGCCTAATTCAACAGAAGCAATATAATCTAATCTATAACTTTCCGCTGGCGGAGAATTTCTTCTATATACGTCGATATAATCAATTACGGATATTCCAATAAGATCATGAAAGATTGTTTCTCTACCTCTAAAAGTTGTTGATCTCTCATTAACTAATCTCCAAGGAGATAATCTTTTGACAGCTTTATTATCAAATAATCTAGAAATTCTATTAACCAAATACGGTATATCAAAACCTTGAATATTCCACCCCGTAACAATATCGGGAGCCAACTTTTCCCAAAAAGAAAGAAATTCTTGAACTAAATGATTTTCATCGGCACAGTGAAAATATTCAACATCTGAATTAGTATTATTATAATCGCCGCATCCAAATACAAAATATTTTTCTTTTGCTCCAACAGTGATGGCTTGAATTTCTTCTGTGGCTGAAACTGGATCCGGAAAACCATGTTCTGAGGCAACCTCAATATCAATACTCGCAACTATGAGTTGTGAAAAATCATAATCAATACCTCTATCTTTGGGAAACTCATCGTAAATATAATTATATCTCCAAGCAGTCATTCCATAAATTTGAAAATTTTCTACTCCATCATATTTTCGAATAAACTCTCTTGTTTCTTTTATTGTACCCGGCTTGATGGGTGATAAAGATTTTCCATCAATAGTTGAATACTTTGATTTTTCTTTTGCGGGGATAAAAACTGTGGGGTGATATTCAATACGATCATCAAAACGTTGACCGTCTTCATAACCTCTCACTAAAACATGATCACCGATTTGGTGTACATTTGTATAAAATTTCATTTATCAAAATAATTGTATTCCACTTTGTGTCCATAAGATTTTAATTTCTCATAGCACCATAATATTTGATCATCGACCCAACTTCTAGCCATATAAGCTCCAATAAAATATAGAAATTGGAGATATACCAATAGAGGAAATATCAATAATCGTTTCATTGAATCAGCCCATCTTTATATACTGTTTTTCCTTTTATTCTCAGGGCTGTATTAATTTTTCCGCGATTTTGTCCATTTGTTTTATAAGAACAATGTACCCATCCACTGCTGGGTTCGCCTTGAGTGTAATATTCTAAAATCAATTGATCAAATTCTAAATTATCTCTGACCCAGCATGCTAATTTATAATTACCAAGTTTGGAAGTTTCAAAATCAGCTGCTTCTCCAAAACAATGTTGACTAGTTTTAGATCCACCAACTGCCTTATTTAAAGCCGAGCCTCTGAAACCACTATTAACACGAAGTGGCCCAACTTCATCTCTTACCGGTTGTAAAATATGATTTGCAACGTTAGTAAGATTAACTAAAATTTGTGCAGTATCGGGCATATTATTTATTCCCATTCTTTCTGCTGTTGAACTTTTCACTAGTTCAGGAAGGGTAAAATTAGGAGCTACCCTAATATCTTCTTCTGTATTTAATAAATTTATCATTCTATAATCCTGAAAGAGGGTTTGTTATGAGCATATTTCTATATAGCATATTTATAACGCGCCCTCTTGTATAATTTACGAAA